GAGTTCGAGCCTCTCTTCCCGTGCAGAGATAAAAAGCTGCAACTCAAAAAGTTGCAGCTTTTGTTCGTTTATAGGCCGGACAAATATCGGACAACCCATTTTCATGATGTCAAACCGTACTGCGTTTTCGAACTCGAAAAACGTAGAAAAAAATGTTTTCAAACCATAAGAAAAGTGCTTCCTTAGCCAGTATAATTTCGTACACTCCACCCAAGCTGCACACAGGCAAAAACTGGTATATTGACTTCTCAGCATACGATCCGCTTGAACAGAAAATGAAGCGCAAAAAGTATATGCTTGATGGAATACCAAAGATAACCGACCGTCGCCGCCAGGCTAACGAAATCATCACAAACCTTAATATAAAGCTCCGTTCCGGCTGGAATCCGTGGGCAAATGTCGAGAACTCAAGACAATACACACCGTATATAGATATTATCCAAAGGTATCATATATATCTGGAGAAACTGTATGCCGCCGGTACCATTAAGGAGAATACGCTAAAGGATTATGAGAAACGGCTACGAGTATTTGAAGAATACACAGCCAGACACATACCGGCTATCGTGTATGCTTATCAGATAGACCAACCTTTCATTTCTGACTTTTTAGATTATATACTGCTCGACCGTGATTCTTCAGCCAGAACCCGAAACAATTATCGTACCTGGCTGTCTTCACTCTGTAACTGGATGATGGAAAAGCAGTACCTTATCAAGAATCCGGTAGAAAACATCCGCATGCTACAGGAAGAGGAGAAAAAACGGTCTGCCCTATCGATTACAGACATACAAAAACTGAAGAAATATCTCAAGAAAGAGAATCCATATTTCCTGTTCTTATGCCAGTTCGCTTATTATACCTTTATCCGTCCGGACGAAATAACCAATATCAAGCTATCCGACATCTACCTGAAGGAACAAAAGGTATTCATCGCATCAAGCATCAGCAAGAACCGCAAAGACGGCATGGTCGGTCTTAATGACAAGCTCATTAAAGCAATGCTTGATCTTGATGTCTTCAAAAATCCCAGTGATTATTATCTATTTGGAAAAGGATTCAAACCATCGAAAGAAAAGGTTACTACAAAAGTGTACAGAAACTACTTCAATAAAGTACGTGAAAAGCTGAGATTCCCAGACAGTTATCAATTCTACTCCCTGAAGGATTCAGGAATACGTGACCTGGCCAATGCTGAAGGGATTGTCATCGCCCGCGACCAGGCCCGCCATGCAGATATTTCTACAACCAATAAGTATCTGAAGGGTAGCAATATGACGGTACATGAAGAAACCAAGCATTTCGAAGGGGAATTTTAGTAGAGTATCCGTTTCACAACGAATACCCACCCAAAGATGAAGAAAACTCTATTCAGCCAAATAGAAAACTCCCTCTGCTATTTTATCCATACCTTTAGGAGTAATTTTGTAGCGAATCTCTTTACAGTAATACCGTTTATTTCGTATAACAAAGATCCGGTCAAGCTTATATACAGTATTCGTCAAAAACTGAAAAGTATATTCGACAGATGTGTCTATCTCGCGTTTATTCTTATAGATTCGATTAAACAGACCATTGTCACCATCCAAGGTAATCGTATAATCGGGTAAGGTAAGAATAGCCTGATTACCACCAAGTGTCGTCGGTTCTTGAATAAAATATCTGTCATTCGAACCCATTGGCATTTTATCCCAATACTCACCAGGAAACTCATTGGGGCCTCTGTTCAACGCTTTCTGTATACCATAATAAATACCTACATACAATTTATCTGGAATATCACTTTTAACTTCAGAGCTATTTATCAAATCATTAATAGCATTGCTGCCAGGATCCGTTTTCAATTTCTTTACAGCCGGCCCAATCAGATAACGTCCACCAGTTACACTATATATTGAGATTTTTTCTATTTCAGCAGGAACTATCTGAAATGAACTCTTATCCCGTGAATCCAAATCACCTGCATCCTTAAATCGATCAACTATTATCAAACCTTTTTTGGTTTCTCCAGAAACAGAATAATCTGTAACAACATAATCGAGTCCATAGTCATCTGAATGTAGAATATATGGCCCTGAGTAATATTGTTCATATTGAGTTTGGAAGTCATCCCATTCAGGACTAGAAACAATAGAACAATTTTCTCTAACTCCATCTTTAAGCTTCAAATAATTATAATATTTGTCACTGGGTAAATCATAGGATACATATTTATAAGCAAAAGCATAATTAGTATCTACGTCAAATGTTTTTTCGACACTGTCGTCAATAACATTATCTAAATAAACAATATCCTGATTTTCAAAATACTTATTCAAACTGATAATATTAAACCTACCATTAACCTTATCAATAGATATAATACAGTCCAGGAAGAGTTCAATCTGTTCGATAAACTCATTTATCGTCCAGTCAGGCAGCAGCTCTTGCAGTATGGAATCCTTATATGGATTAACGATAAACAACCTGCTCCATACAGGATCATCCTCGAGTTCGTTCACTCCTTTTGTGAAGCCCAACTTCGTAATCAAATTTTCAACTACATACAACAGATAATACTGAGGAGATATGTTTTCTACATCTGTGAAGGATATATCTTCGCCCACCTGCACGTTGTTTAATATCGACATATCTCCATTTGATTCAGTGTAATTAACAATCGGAGGATATACCACCTTATACTCTGGAAAATTGCCAAACAACGTATTGACCGCTTCCTGTGATGACATGGATATTCCATCAAGGAGCATACTTCGTATGTTTGTATCACCGCCTTCATAATTCAGCTGCGAGTTTCCTGCTACGATCTGAATTTTAGCCGTATAATTTTCAATTGAAAGAACAACCTCCATGCCCGATATGATTTCAAGAGCCCCTGACATTAATGTCGCCTTGCGATTCTTTATCCCTTTTGTTACATCAGATCTGTTTATATTCTGATAAATACTTCTATTGTGAGCATCCCTTAAATCTATATCAATATCATAAGTATATTCCCCATTGCGAGTGAAGTATGGATTCTCTGTTATCAGTTCGAGTTCAAAGTTTTCAGATAGCACAACTTCCTGACCGTCGATAAACAATCTCGTCATAATTTTACCCTCCTCGATACATTATTTTTCATTCGTGCTACCAGATCCTGAGCTTCGTTTACTCCCATTTTGCCAGTAGCACGTGTGTATGTATATATTGGCTCGTTCAATCTCCTGTTTAGTGCATCTATCACCTTAGCAGCCTCGAGCATGATAACAGACATTCCGTTATCAGCAGGTACACTTTGCTGATAATAGGTATTGTTTGTCGTCGAAGCAACACCCGACAACACCGCAGAAACATCTTTTGCAGTCAGGCTACCGATGGTATTGTTCCTCTGCGCCTGATCAATTAAGTCCAGAACCGGACGAACAGCCGGATTCTGCACAGCATAACGGTTAGCGACAAACTCACCGGCATGGACTATTCCTTTGGGTTCGTCATGTCTACCAGAACCAGTATAGCCACCTTCTTCAAAACCATTTATTACAGCCTTTGCCGTTTGGAAGGCCGCGGTAATTAATGCTATCTCAGCTGCAGCTTTAGCTAGTCCAATGAAACCTAAGGTCGCTATATTCTTCATTTGTGTTTCAGCAATATAAGCAATCATCATCTTCTGAAGACTATCCAGTATGATGTTTAGAGTTTCCTTCATAAAGTCGCCCAAAGATGTTTCTGAATCAGTCAGCATTTCCGCAAATGCTTCTCCAAATTGTTGTCCGATATTTTGCGCAAAAGAAAGCTGCTCTCTTATCTTACGCTGATTCTCTTCATAATTTTTACGGGATTTTTCAAGACTCTCTTTTTGTTTTTTGTCAATAATCTCAGCTTTCTTTTCTTCGGAAATTTCAGAAGAAGAAAGCACCTGATCATAATATTCATTTTGAATGTCTATCAGTTGCTGACGATATTCCTGCTCGGATGACAAACCGTCATAATGTTTTTGCGTAGCTTTCTCTATCTCCAACTGGTATTGTTTCTCCAGCCTGGAGAACGCTTCTTCGGATGTTTTTTTAGCATCTTCTTCATCCAATTTCTCACACTCTTCTTTGTACTTAATTCGTGCTTCGAGGATTTTCTGCTCGATCTGCTGCCGTTTCTCCGGTTCCAGTCCGGCAATGGCCAGCATGTTCTCGAGGTGACGTATCTCCAGATCCTCCATGAACTGACTATATTCCTGTTGTGTCATCTCGTCGCTGGCGAGGTACGACTTCTTCAGGTCTGCCAGTTCATCGTAGTACCGTTTATTTTCTGAAGCTACCTGAGGATTTTCTTTTGTTGCAGGAGAACCATTGCTTCTGTCTTCAATTGGATCTGGATCCACAACCGGAGTTGCTATATCAGGAATTTTATCTATGATATTTTGAAGTTCTGTCCTTTGCTTAGCCAAAGCTTCAATCGCTTGTCTTTGCGCCTTGAATTTACCATCAAGTCCCTTCAGCAGAACCTTTCTTGTAGTTTCATTTATATCGTCACGTTCCTGAATACGTTTTCTTTCTTTTTCAAACTGTTCGTTGTAAGCGATTTCTTCTTTGGTAAGTTTATCCTCTATAATAGCCAACTCTTCTTGAGCATCTGTTTTAAGATTCTGTTTCTGACGATCATTCAATTTGCCTAAATTATCAGCACGCTTATTTATATCAACAAACGAATCTGAAATTTTAGCCATTTTCTCCAATTCCTCATTGTATGACTTCTGCTCGTCTTTGGCTTTCCGAGTGTTCGGAATCACGTAAGTCATCAGAGCCGTTGCAATAGCCGTCAAACCAGCTACAGCTAACCCAAAAGGATTTGCCTTTAGTACCGTATTGAAACCTCGTGTTGCTACTGTTGCCAATTTTGTCCAGGTTTCGTACAGCTTGGTAGCTATTGTGGATGCGTTTACCGTGACAGTATATGCAGTAATAGCAGCTGTTGATGTTATGATAATTCCTTTGTACTTTATAAACCAATCTATCAGTTTTGGAAGAGCCACGATGATCTTCGTAGTCCATCCGGTCAGGAGTGACAACGATGGGTTAAGCCGTTCCATCAGCTCAATACCTGCCTCTTTAATGCTATTGCGGTACTGCGCCATCTTAGCCTCGTTGGTATCAGAGTTAATGGCTGCCTGCTCCATGGCGACATTGGTATCCGTCACAGCTTCGGTATATTGACGTACCTTATCCGCATTATCAATCAAGATGGTAGCGGCAGAATAAGCTTCTTCACCGAACATAGTCTGGATCTGTGCAGCCGACAGTGACTTTTTATTCAGGTTCTCGAGCGCAGTCTGCAACCCAACCACTTTCGGATTCGTCTCATCCGGCCCAGTCTGTAATACCAGGAAGAACTTACGAAGTGCCGTACCGGCTGGTTCTGCCTCCAGTCCTTTCTCCGCTAGCATCTGGATTGTGCCTCCAAGCTGTTCGATACTCACCCCTGCTCCGGACGCAGCCACACCTGCATTCTTGATTGCGGCAGCCTGGGTAGATACATCAGCGGCACCCTCTTTAGAACCAGCGGCCAACACGTTCACGTAACGTGCTGCCTGATCAGCAGATTCACCGTACATATTCAGAGATACGGTAGTTGCCGTTACTGCATCCTTCAAATCAATTTTTGCAGCTGCCGCCAAACGCATGGCTTCGATGGTAACGGCGTTCAGTGCTTCTTTGTCTTTCAGAAGCTCCGGTTTCTTGGAACCGATCAACATATATGCCTGAAGGATCTCGTCGGATGACTGGCGGATACGTAAACCGGATTCGTCCATGGTAGTAGAAAGTTTCTCTGCCTGTTCGGTGAGCCACTGAATAGATGAATCGTCCAACCCAGTCAAAGCTTTCAGCTCTGCCTGAGAGGATTCCTTGGAGTCGCGGTTATTACGAAGGGTATTCAAAGCCATAGATACACCCGTGATAGTGGCTGCACCAGTTGCCAACAAACCTCCCCACTTCGTCAGCCCGTTATTGAAACGAGAAATCCAGCTCTCGGTTTCCTGCACCTCCGTCTTGATTTTCTGAAGTTCGGCTGTAACCAGCTTAGCCTGTTGCTGATAATATTTCCACTCTGCTGATCCTCGCTTGATGTAACCACTATTCAGTTGCCGATTAATGGCCGTCAGAGTAGCACGAAGTTCTTTCGGCGTTGCTTTATCAAGGTTGTTCATCACCTCCGTAAGTGCCGTAGTATCTTTCTTCAACGTCTTGATCTGTGCTTCAGTCTTACGAAGTTCGGATGTAACTTGTTTGATCTTAGACGTATCACCAGCTTCGTAAGCATCAGCCAGCTCCTTTTTTAATCCGGAAGCTATCGCCTCCAAATTCTTGAGCTCCTGTTTGGCTTCCTCGCCATTCACCCGGACCTCTACGGTCGCTATCTGGTCTATTGCCATATTATGCTTTAATTAAGATTGAACGAACTTTGAAAAATGCAAACAGCACAATGAGAATTAGCCCTACAACGGTGAACACCACGCAGAATTTTTGCCATGACGTAAGTTCTTTCTCCACCTCTACCGTTTGCACTGTCTTTTGGATAATTGTACTGTCTTTGCCAGGTATGAATACTGTATCTGAAGGAACCTTGAAGTCCGCCATCAGATTACCCATAGAATCCAATTTGAACCGAAGGCGTGCATTCTCCGACTGTGCCATATCCAACCAAGAAAGCACAACCCTACCATTTGAATCACACTCCAACAAGGCTCTGATAGATGCGGAATCAGCAGGACGGAATACAGGTATCAGTTTGTCATGCACAATAATCTGTGTATGGTTGTCTGAAGTAAGGTGTTTCCCAGTCTTACAACCGAGAAACACCGAGCAAAAAACAATTGTAAAGAATGAAATAATGAATGTTCTCATAATAAGTCCCAGCCTGATTCAACATCTTTCATAATAGCCGGTACACCATTTTCAACTTGTGAGATAGCAGCAGCAAAAGCGCACATAGTTGTTTTATCCTCCACGTTCGGAACGTAAGTTGTCGGTACCTGCATTTCCTTGCATACGCGAGAAATGTATCCGGATGTATTGTTTTCGGTTCTGGGTGCCCAACGGCTGATAAAGTCAGCAATCGTCTGACATCCGTACTTACGACGGTAGTTCTGCAGCAGCTTGATTAATGCCCGATAACCATGTGCCATGTCTTCGAATTCTTCGAAGGTGTTGTCTCGTTTCTTAGATGCAAGAACTTCGCCCTGCCAGTCGGTAGCATCTGAGTTGCGGATGTTGCCTGGGTTGTTATTACGCAGGCCTCGTGGTTGTGTTGTCATAAATTCCTTATTCTATTTATAGTTAATAATCATTAGGAGGTTGTCTTTTACCACATCCTCTCACATCACATCGCTTTACAGTCAGTTTCTGATTCTCCAATTCCAGAGCTGTATTCTTCTCCATCAGCTCCCGAATCCGTTGCCGGTCTTCATTCTTTTCTGCATAAAGCTGATCTATCTTATTATCCTGCTCCTGAACCTTAGCTTCCTTTTTCTCATATAATTCCTTCCATTCAGCAGCATAACTGGTTATATTATCTGTATCTGCTTTTCGAGCAGCAGCTTCTTCTTTATGTGCGGTCGCCTCTTCTTTTCTTCTCCGTGCATCATAAAACATCAGTGCTCCAATTAATGGAAGAAATATTGAAGAAAGAATACTACTCAGCGTATTGACTATCTCATTTAAAAACTCCATACAGGTAAATGATTAAAGTCACAATCAATGGGAAAAGAATACCAGATAAGACATCTAACCAATCCCATTCTGCATCAATGTTTTTTTGAATATATTCTACAGAACACATTGCAACAAATACGCACATAGTGCCTGTGAATGCAGCTTGCAAAATAGACATAGATGTTAAAGCCAGTACAATAGTAATCCAAACGATGAAAATGATAATGCCTGCTTTGACGTGCTTTGGGCGGTTACTAATCTTCAGCCACTCAAAAAGATTTGAAAAATTTGTCATGTTTTTGATTGTTTGTTAACCAAAAGTATGAAACCTGATATATGAGTAAAAAGACAAAGCCTTGTCAGATATCTGGCAAGGCTCTATTCTACTGAAAAAGGGATTTATAAAGGTTTATTGAGTTATTTCTATTTATGAAATATAACAGGTAAAACAGAAACTTAATCATTGTCGCTTATAATGAAGTATACAAGTATCTTCATTATTACTATATTTGCAGGTATTAAAGTGTTATTATATGTCTAAAATATATCATTATACAAGTATTGAAATTCTGGCATTAATTTTGTCAAGTCACAAAATTAGATTTACACGTTTGGATTTATTAGACGATATGCTTGAGTGCGAAGCTTTTCCTCAAGAAGCAATTTTTCTAGCTCAAAGTATATATGCTTCATCCTGGACTCGAGACTCTGAAGAAAACATCCCATTATGGAAAATGTATTCTTCCATTGACAAAGGTATTAGAATTGCAATGCCAGAAGATCTATTTAATCATTATATTATTGAGCCTTTTTCTTGTTCAAATCACGGTATCAGTAAAAGATTGATCTCTCCTTTTACAAAAGAACAATTACTCTATAATGGAGAATATTTAATTACCAATATCTTTAATAAAGAAAGACATGATTTCTTTAAAGATGTAACATACATCAATGATGTTAAATCATTTTATCAAAATTCCATACATATGTTACAAAATTCACAAACAGGACTCTGTGATATAAGAATAGAAAACTATTGGGATTTTGGGAAATACAAAGAAAAAAAATGGGAATTCCAGAAAGAATCACGATTCGTGTTATTCACAAAAAAATTACTTTCTCTCTCACATCCCTTAATCAATGAAAACATTCAAAAACAATTTGATCCAGAAGCATTTTCACATATTATGCCAAATGATAAAAAATACATAGATGTTGAAATTAGTGATGAAGCTTTTAAACAGATGGAAATAACATTACCTCCATGTATAACTCCAGGATATCGAATCATTGTAGAATCTCTTATAAAACAATACAATCCTACTGCCATTATTCACAATAGTACATTAAAACTTCGCAAATAAAAAAGATAGGGTCTTCCCTATCTTTTTTTGCTTCAGAACAGTTATAATGACTTATATTTCTGATAAACTTACCGAGTTATTCTACAATATTAGCAAGCCAGCCTCCAATAGCCTTGGCATATTGCTGATAACCAATCATACCAAAATGTATAGCATCTGTTGTTGTATATTTTTTTATCATAGATACATTTTCGTCTATATTACTTGGACTATTACTACCTTTTGTGTACGAATATGCCCTATCCATAAAAATATGCGGCTGAACTATTGCAACATCAGATGAATTTATAGAATTATAATTATCAATAAATTCACACATTTCCTTAAAATACACTGGCAAAATAAATGTGTAATACTTATTCTTATTTGTACCGTATGACCAAGCAGGACATGGTATAACAGCTATCTTTACACCAGGAAGCTGCTCTCTTGTTCTGTCTAAAATCCATTGTAAATTATCCAATAGTCTATCTACAACATCTTCGGTGAACCCTTCAATTAAAAATTCATTGGTGCTAAATGCAAATGATATTGCGTCAACTGGATTTCCTTCTCCATCCCAGTCATGCTGGATTTTATAATAATTTGCTATATCATAGATATAGAAATTTTGTTCAGTATCTCCACTTTCATCTACAACTTCTTGATAACTTTTTTCAAGATAATTTGCCGTTGTCTGCTGATTTGCTGTAAATGTATAACATCTTGTTGGATGTAGTCTTTTATCTTCATCTGTAGCAATCTTGAGAAACGGGTTATTGTGTAATAAGTCTGTTGTATTCTTTTGTTCTCCATTTGGAGTTATGACTTCTATTCCACTCCAACCCATTGCATTGCTTCTCCCTACTATATTTTCATATCTCCATCCACTTCTTCCTTCTCCCTTATTACCAGCAGCATAATTATCTTTTAGTCCAACTCCGATAAGAGTCATACCAAATTCATTTAGATAATATTTCGTATTTTCCACTTGCCCATTATTCGTTTGACTGTCACCAAATGCAGTATATTTAAGAGCTTTGCCATTAATATTATCAGCAATAACTGTTACGCATCTCACACCATAAGAATTTATATTACCTTCGCTGTTCCATTTTTCGGTATTTTCCGCATTAATGTATATACCAACATACTTTTCGGTAATTCCATCATTTTGCTGTAATCCCCTTATATTTGAAGGTTCAAATTGTACTGATGATGCTCCAGTATTAACTTCCATATCTGTAACAGATACAATGTTAGCTCTATCATATTGGAATGTGTCTTTACCATCGTAAGGAGTATAATCTACCGCATTCTTATTGTAATAGAAACTGTTTTTAAATAATACGTATTTATCCCCTTTTATTAAATAAAGTTTAGGATATAAATACATTTGCATATCTTGTTCTGATACACTAACTGATTTATCTCCATCACTTTGAGCTACTTCTGTATTAAATGAAGAATATGTTACTCCGTTAATCTTTACTTTACCTTTAAAAAATGGTTTATTAATACTTCCATCAGTGTTAAGAGTAAATACACCAAGAAATATATTCCCTAATTCTATTTTCTCTTCATTATACGCAGAAAGCAATACATCTGTTAAATCTGACTTTAAATATATTCTGTAAAGTCCTGTCTTATTAATAGGAATACTTTTATCGTAATTTTTTCCTACATTGATACACTTATTATCAATATAAATATATCTCGGTATTTTTATTGAAAACAAATAATTATTTGAATCTTTAGATGTTGTTATTTCTGCAACTTCTGTATCAATACCAATAATACCATTTTTGTATGAAAACTGATTTAAACTTTCCGTATCACTTATTCCTGCATATTGTTTCTCTTTTTTATTGAATAGGTATATACCATTAGCGTAAAATTCTTTACCCAACCTCAGAAACCCTACAATATAATCACCTTCTTTAAATGAATTAATATTACCTGTATACTTAATCTGAGAATAATTTTTAGTATTAATGTTGTATATTACAATAGTTGAATCTCCAAATGTGGAAGTATCTATTGTGAGATTAACAGCAGGAAGGCTTCTGTAAAAAGCATTTCCGTTAGTACACATCACTAGTCCCAAGTCAGGGCATGATAAAATAGAATTTTCTAATGTAAAATTTGGTATTGTACTCCACATGCCAAAGATCATGTGAGGGCATGGTATTCCAACATCATACACTTCTTTGGATGAATTATAATATGTTTCCCCATTATACTTATATCTTCCAAAGAACATGTGATTCGACATTGTTCCTTGATTTACATTTATATAAGCAAATCCTAGAAACAACCAATATCCATCCTCCCATAAAACTTGACCATAATCTTTAACAAGAATTTCTTTTGTGTCTTTATTTATATAAAATTTATTTAATCCATCTGATTTTATTGATACAGTTAAAGTTTTCCCAAAGCCAAATGATTCTTTTTCTGAATAAACATAACCAGGAATATTAATAGTAAAGATACAATCGCTTTCTTCTGTTTTAGCAGAAATATTGATTTCTGCTTCTTGAGTGTGCATACCTATATATACAGATTGTAATCCTAGCTCGGTAAGTTTTTCATCACGTGCCTGAAGCTCTTCATTAGTAGCTGTTTTGTCATAGTAGTCTTGTTCGAGCTTATCAAGATGCTCGAGCATTTGTGTACCGATACGTGTAGCGGTATTCTGTTTGTTGGTTTTCTCATCACGAATCTGTATTGCCAGTTGTTTTAGTTCTTCGAATGTTTTTGTTGCCATAATCTTGAGTTTTTTACGAAGTAAACTTACTGAGTTATACTACAAAAAGACATAAGTTTATTTACGTTTGCGAGTCTCATACAAACGTGATTTGAGTGTTGTGCTGCGCTTATGGTTTGCTTCTTCGATTTTATCTACCAGCAAACCACAGAACTCTTCTCCGTACATGTACGCCATCTGTTCTTTCAGTACCATGATTGATGCAAAATAGGGACGTGAGAACCATTCACGAGGTTTACGGGGATTACCAGATGTATAATATCCACCAGGCTTAGGGCCTACTTTTCGAGGAACGTTAAGCCCGTGTTCCTCTCGATATATAGGATTTAAAATCTGCAAGTCACCGCCATTACCCTTAGTATACCCGTTGCCAACACCCATGTCCTGGTAGATACCATACTCGAGGAACTTGTGCTGGATAGTAGATACAGAGTCAGTAGATGATATCACGTTATCCCGAATTTGCTGATGCAATGAGTAGGTATTGATGACGTGCAGCCGTTCGATTTTCTCACGCCAGATTGTCACCATCATTTCCGCCCAGGCTTCCTGATATTTCTTACGATCTTCGTCAGTTGCTGCCGGTCTGTTATTGTCTGTCTTAGCCATCCCATTCGTCCTCCTTATAACACAGATCAGTCGGTTCAGTCAGCTCGACCATGAAGTACAAGCCGGTACAACCGGATATAAAATACTCACCCAGTTCACGAGTGTAGATTCTGGATACATTCAGGAAGGATAAGTCCAGATCTTCGTATATGTATTTGTCACGGATCATACGAGAATGGAACTGCCGGAAGAGTTGCCGACAGATATCCAGCTTTGCCGCACGATCACTCATGTCATCGTAACGGTAACGTATCAGGAGAAATACTGTGAAGGTACGCTTCTTGAACCAGCCGCCCCCGATCTGTTCGGTAGCTGCATCGTTGGTATCGTCGATGCAGACGAAAGCGGACTGACGGCGGAACTTGTCAAGCACATCCTGAAGAGAATTGATGCCGCTACAGGAACATGGAAAGAATGAGTTTGCCCGAGCCAACTTATTCTTTTCTGTCAGCTCCTTGAAATAGGTATGGCCGTCAAAGAATTTACTTGTGTCCATTTTGCTTTGATTTTAGAATTTGAATATCGTGTGCTTTGGCATCCAGCTCTGTCAAAGCCCGCCAGCAGTCCATTTGCAAGACCTCCTTTTCTTTTGTAACATCACCACCTGTCAGTGCCCTAATCTGGGCGTTCATCGCACCCATCAGGTTGGGTAGTTCTGGCTGATCGGCACCAACTGACCGTTGAAACGGCTGGAAAAAATGAGGAAACTGGGACGCAAAATACAATTTAACACTACCCCACCAAAGAAATACGGAAACCAGTTCGTATTCTTTGATCCGGGAAAAGGCTGCCTGCAACGAACCTTTCATGCCTGGCTTTTTCTTATAGAGATAAGTATACAGAGATTTAAGCTGGGAAATGTTCTGCGAATACAAGTAACCCTGGTAGTAATTCTCACAACAAAGGTAATCTTCGAAGCTCAGGCCATGCAGCATTGAATCAATAGCATACCGACCGCCAATCTTGTCCAATCTGACGGGATAAGCATTGGGCTCGGAAATAAAATCAATCTGCCGGAGAAAGCTACGGATCTGCCAGTCCTGAAGAATGAGCTTCAATTTCTTGTGCCAGTTCAAACGGAAAGAGCACAGCCAGCCTTCTTTAATCCTCCTGCGAACACGTATTCCAGTAAATCGCATAAAGACATAGGTCTTTGCCTTGACCGGTGGAAACAGCGTAATGACCAGGAACACATACCGAAGCTGTTCCTGGTTAAGTTCCTTCCAGGAAGTGGGAAAACGGAAATCGAGAATCCTACCCCCAAAAGTATACGGAATCTTCTTTTTCATTCTGGTAAGTCTGGAAATGTTTGACTTTGTATGCCTCAGAGTCCTTATAACTGGTAAATACCTCTACCTTGGATTCCGCATAATTCTCGATGCGCTCCAGCATGCTCTTTGCAGCCGGCCAGTGCCCTATAATACAAAATCCGATAAACTTGCACATATAGTCTGCCATGGCGGTTTCTTCTTTTGTGAAAGCATTGTGCCGAGCCTGTTCGAGGATATGATCGAAAAACTCAGACGATACGTGCTGCCGGATTTTTTCTTCTGCCTGATACATTCTCGTGCGAAACTCATTCAGCTTGGAACGATGGACGTCTGAAGAAGGAAATTCAACATACATCTTCAGCTGTCGGGCAGTATATATCAGGTTGGGGATATTGATACGAGCCTGTGCTGTATCTGCCCAGTCGGTACCGACCAGCAGCTCCAAGCACCGGTCGTAGGTATCTTCATAAGCATTGGTAACTTGCTGCAACAGGTTCTTGACTCTGTCGGCCGAAGCCGGAGCCAGATTCTGATTAGACACCACACCGAACCCTGTCGGAGTCAATACCAAATCAAGCTGCGGAATCTGCTCCTGATAGGTACGCAGACAAACCAGTTTGGTAACTGCCTGTTCGAGCCCTGGAACGGTTTCCAATTTATCTGCCATATCACCCAACAGCACATGGTTAATGCTCTGAAGAGTGTCATCCAGATGTGGAGCAATCATGTCATATACCTCTGCCGTAGAGTGGGTGGCAGAAGAACATATCTTTTCGAAAATCTCTTGTGAAAATGTGATAGCCATAATGATTCGTTTTATGATTTGCTTTCAAGATCCGAAGCTGTCTTCTGCTTCGCATCGGTGTTCTGATCAAGAGTAGTGAGCAATACCATGGGGACATCCGGATAAACTTTCTCACTCCAACCGTTGTACTCGATAACGATATTATGCGGAATGTTCATCAGATCATGAAAAGGTATCTCCAGTGCCTGCTTGAGCGTGAACAGCTCGCGCTTGTCTGAACCAGAGTTGTTGCTCTGCCCTTTACCCGGAGTAGCACCTACCAGATTAGGATGAATGTTATCGCCATAGCAAGTAATGTTACTGGCTTCCTGAATGTCTTCGCTCCAATCACCACCCTCCTTGCCGGTCTCCACCACATTGATGCGTACCATCCGGACCTCCCGGCCATTCGGATCAATGTAGTAGCCGGTAATCCAAACCTTGCCGCTATTTTCAATGCCAGAAACAAAATTCTTGATGTTTTCCTTCTCCTTTTTGATTCGTTCCATCTTCTTCAGCGGATCGGTGATATGATCTTCTGCACAGATATTACTCCAGTAATCCTTGTGAACCTCGACCTGATATTTTACGCTGGCATGGTTACGAAGCTTTGCTTTCTTACCTTTACCAATCAACCGCTTGATATCGTACCAATCGCCCCGGAAAATACTGGTATAATACGGTATCGGATAATACTGAAAGCCAGGTGTCGGGAACCGTACAAGAATGGCAAACTTACGTTCACTGGTTCTTACTTTAACCTTACCATCACGCCCCGGTTCACGCCCCATTAAAACCATCAATTCACCAATCGGGTCGCGCGGATCAAGCAGACGGATGACTTCGTAATCCTCCGGACGAAGTGAAGCATTATTACGGAAATTGGCATAAACCACATGGTTTATCTTGCCATTTCTGGCTTTTTCAAAACGACAGTAGCAAGCCTCCTTATGTACCAGACGATTAATCCTCTGCCCATCTTGAGAAAGAATAATGACCGACACACAGAAAAAGAAATACTTCATATCTGTAGCCTGCTCCAGCTGGAACACCGGAAGACTATTGCGTCGCATCCAGCTTTTAATTTCAGGATGTGTTGTCGGCTGTCTGGTATCGACATCCATATACTTCAGTCCGGCTCCGTAACAGGTTATGACATTGAACAATTTGTTCTGACTCATCACTTCATCAACTCCAATCATTTTGATAATCTCAAACGGGAGCTGATTATCAGAACCGAAATTGACATAAGCCATGCCGTTCCGACCTGGAACAGGCGTTGTCTGAATATCCGCATCTTCATCAAATACCAGGCTGCTATCCGTAACAGAAGCCATTTCAGTGGCTACGTTGGAAAACTCTATGTTGAATATTTCACCTGGCATGAAGTTGTCATCGTATTGTGGAATTATTTTGTCCATATTAGAGATAAATTGTCATGTTGTTTATTTCGAAAAGAGATATGTCGCGGAAAGCCCGAATTAATCCGGATGCCGGAAGACGGACACGGTGAATACCTCGTCGCCAGTGCGAACCGACACACACCGCACCACGATATTCCAGAATATCGCCTGTGCTAAGTTTCCACAGTTTCAGATTACAGGGCTGCCCGGATTCGAGCAACCTCAAAGCGTCTTTGATATGTATTACGTTCATAGGCTCTAATTATATGTGTCATCGAAGGAATCATCAAAAATCTCAGGTAACAGCTTCAAACGATTCTGACAACGAGAAGAAAAAATATAAGTAATGGAAAACGAGAACAGCCCATCATCTGAAGTATCGCGCTGTGTATCGCTGTCTATAATCGTAATCGGAATATCTTCTGATCCGTCTATAAGATAAACTTCCTGCGACCGTGCTACATCATCTACCAGCATATACATAGATTCAGGAATATAACCGGTAGAAAGTGTATGTTTGCGCTGCTCATCGATATAATATGTCTTGTAAATACCATTGAAGTATGCAGCACTGCGAGTCAGTTCAGGTTCAATCTTGTCTGTGCCTATAAAATAAAAGGTTTCCATACACCCAAATGAATTACGAAACCTAATACCAACTGAGTCTGGTTCATCATGATCAACCCTATAAACCTGTCTTCTGGAACCAGCCGTAACTGTATACCGAAGCAGCTTATAGCCTGACAAGGTAAAGCGTGAAGGAGATGCATCTATCGAATTAATCCTGTAATCGGTTGCAATCCCCAAGGGACGAGTAGTCTTTAATACATTATTCTGGTCATCAACAAAGACACATTCTACCATCACCGCAATAGTAGTCCCTCCTGTAGCCAAGTGACCTGTAGTCAGATACAATACCTCGGAACGACCAAACGAAGTAACCTTATCGCATCCGGCAAGGGCTGTAAGAAAATAATTGGTTACAAAATCGGTAGCAGTACCATGTATCAGATATTGAGATAACAGCACTATGAATGTCTTGCTGACAGAAGCTTCTTCGGACGCACTACATGTATATGAGAAATCGCATAATGGAGCTTCAAGCAAGTACGGCTCCAGCAATGAGAACAGATCAAGAATATGTATCTGGTTATTTGAATCTGGAGCATATGTTTCTTGCAGAATAACGTTTCCCGCTTTATAAAGAGAAAAGGTCACCTGTTTATCTGCCTCTATCACAATATCAAGTTGTGACGAGAGAACAAAATCCGGAATATCCTGTATGATAGAAAGCATAAATCTTTGTTTTCCTCAAAGATACCAGGTACAGAAAATGAGTAAAAAGACAAAAGGTGCAGCATCGTCACGACGCCACACCTTTTTATTGAATGAAAAAATGGGTTACAATCATTAAAAAAGCATACAGTTACTTGCGCTGCATGATCCACGCCGGACGGCCATCGGGGGAAATGACAAGCTCATACCCCAAATCCACCATAGCCCTGGCGATATCGTTAATACTGATCTCTGCCATATCGGAAAGTTCGTCCTGGATCTGCTGCGAAGTTTTATAGATTACATCATCTGTTACTTTATCGACAGGAAGATATTCCTGGAAGTAACGATAAAGGATATATTTGTCAAACTCTACTTTGTTATTTGCCATGATCTGCCTCCTTTCTATCATTCAATGCGGTTTGAATCAATTCACAGAGTTGCTCCATCTCTGGACGTGTACAACATAATTTATCACTTCCATACATGAAAATAGTGTATTGTTCAAACAGAACTTTACCATCCTCGTATGCCTGATATTTGTCTACGCGAAACGTTGCGGGTTGTGGCGTGTAATCGGTCATCGCAAACCTCCTTTCTTGCAAAGCAGAACGGAACAGGTAAACCAGCACAGGCAAGCAACGGCAGCAAGCCAATGAATAAAGAAGGAACAGCTGAGAATGCTGAAAGAAGCAAGTACCTGAGAAACAAGCACAGCCTGACGGTTTGATACTCTCTCTTCCATAAGAGCGGAAAAGATACAATTTTCACGATCTAGCCATAACGATATACGGCTTTCTCTTGCCTGGCGAACAGGCAATGCAATTTGATTTTTCATTTTTGTACAGCAGTTTAAAATGAAATAATATGTTGGTTAAAGAACGGAGAGGAAACAAAAAAAAGTTCCGCTCCCCGCTGCTGTACACCTGAATCAGGCCGTGGGTCCATTAAGACTCCACACGGGACGGAACTATAAGATATATAGGCTATGCCTTGGACATAAAAAATGCCCGCAGCAAAGTTATTTGGCGAGCCATCTCGCCTGATTCAAATGTACAGCATTGCAAATATGAGGATTTATTTTGGAATGGCAAAAGAAAAAGCGGAAACTTTATTATAGCATCTTCATATTTTCAATGCAAAACCAACTTTGCTTCTGGCTAAAGTAAAAAAAGGCGTCTCAAAAAAGCTAATGTCCCTATTTGTGTAATTGGTAATTCATCAAACTCTATCTGAGGCAAGAAAAATAATCAAAGACAACTAATCGTTTTTGAGTGTTAAAAAAAACAAATATGGGAAAGAGTACAAAAAAAGAGAAGTCTCGGAGAAGAAGAGTAACCGGAACTTTATCCCCTATTTCTATCAAAAGAAAAAGGGCTTTACGTAAAAATCCACAAAAGTTATTGGGAATAATATTAACCATTATAAAGTGGATTTATAGTGTTTGGATTTTGATTCGCTTATTGACTAGTTTTAGTGATGAGTCTTAAAAAATGTCAGGTATATCATGAAGAATGATATACCTGACATTTTTATTTTTAAAAGTTCCAAAATATATAGTCATTCTTTTAATGAGAATCTTATTTAACTAAACTTTTTATGTAAAATAAATGTTGAATCGTATATTTGCAAACAGAATAAAACTATGATATGAATATTCTACAAAACATATTTGCCTTTATAGGAACCTTTCTCACAATCAGTGCCATCACTATATTGTTATTGCAAGGTATGGTATGTATAGTAACAGGAAAATGGGAAAGCAAACAAGAAGTCGATTGTAGAATTATCATTATAGGTATTGCTATTGCCTTTTTATTGATACCCTATTATTATTTTCCTGCCTAATCAATATTTTTCCCTTCCTTGATTTTTTTTGTCAAGTATTTCAATAATAGGCTTAATGTCTTCTGGAGATTTTATTTCTAACGAATCAATAGCATGAACAGCTGCTTTAACCAACTCTCGGTCTGCTTCTTTATCCCAATATTTACTTAAAGCACCTAAAACTCCGTCTGTCCACAACTTTAATTCAGTACCATCTTTCGTCTTGAATTGTAAACCGCCTCCTGTAACACCCACAACAATCAATCCAAAAACAGCCAGGCCTATCACCATTTTTGTAGACAGTCTAAGCCAACCAGGAGATTCCATTTGTACTTTCATTTTGATATCTACGCTTTCGCCAGAAGGTATCAACTCATATCGATGGCAAAAGTCATCTATCAAAATATTTATGGCCTTCAGGTCACAAAAATCATCTAAAGAAACTTCATCTTTAGTGCTTATTCTTAATACTAGATGAACTATATCTTCTTTGATATAAAAATCATTTGTAACACTATCAATTAAAGCTCCATAGCTTGTTACGTCAGATAAGATATGCCTTGATGAAAACATTAACTGTAATGCTGGGGGCAATTGCGACCGACGGCGGTATAAAAGCCATTTTATCTCTCTTCTTTTTTTGAAATTGCAATGATGCTCACTATCCAGTATAGGATACTGTTCTTCATACATTTCGCTTTGTACAACACCAATAGCTGCGTGTGTAGCTGATGTAGAAGGGATAACTATAATATCCCCCTTTTTAATGTTTCTCGTAAAATGTAGTAGTTGGGAAACAGGATATCCAGTATTCCGATAATTAGGATATCTGTCTGAAAATATATTCTTTAAAATTTCTTTAGCCTTTTCTTCTTTCTCTGGGAGTACTTCAATATCTTTCAATGATATCTCATTAAACCCAACAGCAATATAATTGTTTCTTACAAAATCTCCATAATAAGAACCGCCCATTGTACGTACCATCCAATACTTTCGATTCTCATTCAATTTTTTAAGATCTTGGGCTAATGTTCCTAAATCAAAATATTCCATTATACAAGATGGCGAATCCTTCCTCAATATGCGCCCAAAGGTTTAGTATAACCTTAATCCGGTTGAATACGGATTACAAATTGAGAAAGGATTCATTTATTTTTATCATCAGTGTACTAATTTATTGGGCATTACAAATTTACATATAATAAAAAAGGGAGACAACAGGAAGTTGCAAAAAATCAATATAATTTGATATTTTATAAAGTTTGCTTGGTCTTTTTCATTTATATCATTTTATGGTTTCCGCTTCTTCTATAAGTGTTATGCTGACTATCTGACAAGTAAAAGGACTACGAAATATATTTATTTGTTATCTTGGGGAGATAAAAAGAATTCTTTTTCGTGAGTACCTAAATCCTCTATAATAAGGAATTTGTAAGTCCAGTTTTTAATGTCCTCCCATTTCCCACCTAAATAAACCATTTGTATTTTATATACATAAGAAGATTTGACGCCAAAAGAGTTTTTCGCATCAAAGTTTCTTGTAACAGTAAAAATAGAGTCATTTTCTACGGTTCCATTATATCCGCCATAAAATTCCACTTCATTAGGATGTGTAAGTCTATCTTTTATGTAATACTCAGACATAATCCCTGCACCTGTTAAAGAAACAGGTCTGTCACCACAACTTGTTACAATAATAAGTAAAATGATTAAATAAAAAATTTTTCTCATATATAGTTCTTTATTACTTTTAAAGATTTAACATAATAGGTTTGTTCCTCCTTCTAGCTTTAGAAAGATCATCTTTTCTTCTAAAATGGCTATTCTCATTATCATCTAAAATTTCAAAAACGCCATCTCCTACATAATTAACAACCTTACCTAAGCATCTCTCTCCATTTAAAGTGAAAAAAACCAAATCACCTTTTTGATATTCAGATTTATTTTGAGATTCATCTGATAAAGGCCAACTTGTTTTTCCAGTATTATTTAGTTTGTAACTTAATTCACTTATTGCGTTAAGTATCAAGCTTGTTTCAGCTGTCATCTTATGTTTATTAGGTAAAACAGCCTTTTCTATAGACAACAAATTCAATAGCGAATTAATCTCTTCTTCTTTAGCCGATTCAGTTTCTTGCAAAGCCTTTGTTATTTCTGAAACACTATTATTAACCTCGTCTATTCTTAGATTGGCATTATAAGATAAAGTTCTTACGCTGGATATATCAAAAGGCATAGCTGTTTTATTGTCTTTAATCAAAACAGTTTTTTTATTAAAAGCCTGTCTAAAACCTAATTCATAAAAAACATTGGCATTTCGAGAACTTATATCACAAATAGCCATATCAGCTTTCAATACTTGTTGTAATATATCAACTATAATAACATTCGCTTTTGACGTATCGTCAGCTCGTATTGGCTCAAATCCTGCATTTTTACATGCTGGTTTAATAATGTACTCGTATACTCGTGTGAAATGCCCCTTGTCATATCCATCCACATCACTTATAGGCATTATGACAAAGCAGGTCTTTAAGGACTTTTCCTCCTTAATTTCTTCTTTCGTGTCCTCACTCATAAGTCAAAAATATTTAATTACCAGAACTAATTTGAGAAAGTTCTATAAACTCTTTCGTCTCATAATTTATATAATACCCATTGTCTGTAACACCAGCATAGGCTTTATCTCCACCATTAGCAAGAAAGATTTGTACCGCTTTATTGGATAATTGTAATTTTTCTACTAATTGAGCAATCTGTACCGAAGTCATTTTCTTATCTGTCGAAACAAATACCCCTGACGGACGTCTTTCGATAACTAAAGCCTTGATACCATCAATTACACATTCTGAAGAGGTCTTATCTACAACCTTTTTGTGCTTTTCAGGTTTTAGAGGATTGTTCTTTATGTGAATAGCCATACCTGTAACCGTCATATAATACATATTATTTGAATAGCCTGGACTAATACTAAGATTGATAAGTCCATTCGCACCTTTCTTAATTAACTCTTCTGCAATGGATTCAAAAGCTTCATTAAGATTGATGGTATAAGACATAAGATTTCGAACAGCTCCCTGCGTCATTGATACGACACTACCAAGAGGAACATAATCAAAATTGACATTATTCGCTTCGGTTATGAATATACCTCTTTCGGTAAAAGAAGTATAATCTTTAATATCCGTAATAGTCATTTGTTCTATTGTAACACATGACGACAGAAAAAACACAAACACCAATAATTGTATAAATCGAATCATATTATATTCTTTATTTAGTACATACCAATACCAGAAGACTGCATTTCAATATAAAAACGTTTTGGAGATTCTCCTCTCAAAGCTTGATAAGATGTGTCCTGATAAGAATTACAATCCTTTACAGTCTTTGTTTCAAGTATTCTCTTTGCCTTAAAGTTCTCGATTCTCGAAACATAAAATGCAGGATCAAGCGCTTTCGTCTGCTCAGAACTCATACTGAACGAATACAATATGTGATACCGAAAACTTATCGGAGTATTATCTTCTGTAAAATTTTCTCCATACGATTTTGACGGATAATCTTTCTTACCGTCACAGAACTGGTAAATACGATCTAAAAGAGCTTTGTCGTATACAACAACAGAAGCATGAGGTGCTACACAAATTGTAGCATTGCTTCTATATGTTCTACTCTCTATTTTTGAAATTGAAATAGTCACATCTACATTCTCGAATAAAGAATTAGAATAACCATTCATAATAAATGATGATGAAGCCAAAGGGATATACAAGTTTTCATCGGTTTTATTATAAAATGTAAATGCAGCATTTCCCAAATGTTTCCAAAAATTAAAGGAAATAGCACAATCTTCGTTCTCAATCATATACTGATCATTTTGCTCTTCTATATTAGAAGCAACATCGTATACCTGGTAATAATAAGATCCACATGATGACAAAGTCATGATGGTCAGTAATAGTAGAAATAGTCTTTTCATTTTTTCGTGTTGATATATTAAAACATATTCTTACATACAATGGCTTTATTAGCATCGAAAGTCAAACCAACTTCCTTCATTTGCTTGCTATATTTAGCCATTGCATTCTGGAGATTATCCGGAGTAGAGTTTAAAGCATTCTGTACTTGGGTATCGGCAAGTATCACTTTAATTAAGGCTTTCTTCGCATTCTCTTTATCTCCCATAGCCATATACATAGAAAACATAGAGGTACAAGTAGCCCCATTATTCAGTAATCGTCTTTTAAGTTCTCCAACATTTGAACATAAGACAAAAAAGCAAATCAATGTGATCAGTTCTATAATACCTGTCACTAAGAGAATAGTATCAAAATCCATAACTAATATTTTTTATTATACATTTCTTTATTGAATAAATTTCGAGTCAATCTTATATTCTATCTCAACCTATTTAATTTATTATAAAAATAATAGTCCAAATGTAATAAAATGTTTAGAAGAGGGCAAAAAATAAGCGGAAACTTTTGGAGGAGCTTCCGCTAGGAAAAATTATAACTTTCCAAATATATGAATAAAATTACTCTTATAAATTTATCATATCTATACCACACCTTTATCTCTTAGAACATTTTCAATTTCTTGAAAACCAACAGGCTTTATTAATACAGTCAAATTATATGATTCTAATTGATGAGCCTTGATGGCATCTTGAATTTTATTATTACCTGTTATTATAACTATACGATTTAGCAAATTTGGATACTGTATACGTATATATTCAATTATCCCAAATCCATCTAAAGTACTATTAGCAGCTAAACTGATATCTATAAAAATGACACTATAATCATCTAAATTTAAGGCTCTTATATCTTGCGATTTTGAAATATTCTTAAAACGTAATCTATCTTCAAAACATAAAGCATTTGCTGTTTCAAAAGTGATTTTAACTGAATAATATTCATTTTCAATAATTAAAATATCATTGTTCATGACTTTCGCTTCTTTTTTTAATTTCTAATTTTAACGCTAAAACGATAACATTACATCCCTCCCTTTGGCTTTTATAGGTCTCGTGTATTATGTTAAGTTCACTTATAGCTTTTTTTATTAAATATATACCGTGAGTTGTCCTCCTAGTAATTAACCTTCTATCATCCTGATTTAAATCAGATATTAATTGGCTTATTTTTTCTTCTGGACATTCATAATCATTTTCAAATTTTATAATTAAAATAGAGTCTTCAATACTTACAGTACACCATGTCTTCAGTTTTTTATATCTAAACATGTTGGATATCCAGTCTGAAAATAAGATATCAAGTCCCTCAAAATTAGAAATTATTTCGTATTTCTCACACTCTTCTAAATTAATATTTTCAATTTCTAATTGTTCATCAGAAAATGATTCATTCCAAACATTTCTGAGTTCAAGAAAGATATCCGAAAAAGAATAAGGCTTTAATTCTTCTATTTCAAAAGGATTTTTATCTTTTTCTAACAAAAAGTCAGCCCGTCTCGTTATTCTTTTCAGTTCTTCCTTTGCATATTTATTATTTTTTATAATCATCTCATCTATCTTATTTCTCATATTTTCAGATTGACATAATTGCCTTGCGTCAATTTGTTGAGTTAAATTCTTATATGCGCTTAAACTATTTCGTAAAAAATGCATAGTTCTTACTGATTGTTCTACAAACCTCGCTTTATTACGAATATCCAGCATTGTTTTTCTTCTTAATTTTTTTAGAAAACCTTCATTATGCAAAAGTTTGGCTATGCGCCTAAAAAATGGTACAAATAAATAATCATATCCTATTAAAGAAAATGGTAATGGTTTAACCAATGTAACTATAAATAAATATTGTTGTGCATCATTTAAAGGACTTGAAGAACAAGTTGCTAAATATGCAATATTATAAATACTAACTTTATTATCATATTTAAAATTGACATTCTTAACCAATAATTCATTCGATAACTCCAGTCTATTTTTAGGTGTTAAACCTAATACAGATTTAAAAATAAAATCTGAAGAAGTAAGAACCCTAAATTCACCATCATCGTTTATGAAGCAATAAATATTTTTAATAATATTCATCTTAAAGTACTTATTTATTTGATTTACTGCTTCTTTGCATATTTTATGAGGTTTGTCTATGTTAAGATAATATTTATCTACTAAATCTAGTAAAGTTTGAGAGAATAAGTTAGCCCTCCATCTATTAGATGAATAAATATCAATAATAAATAAACTACCAAAGCCTAATATTATTGGCCATATATTGGGAACTTCTACTTTATAACAAATATTCGCTATAGAGTATGAAACAATCGCACATAAGAATAGCATTTTAGGATTTCTTTTTTTCCCTGTAAAATTTATAGCATTAAATATAGGTAGAAGAATAAAGATAAGTACTGCAACATCATTTGGATTTTTTCCTATGATAGTATAAGTTATAAATAAATAATCTAATAATAGTCTTTTCGTGTCACTAGAATTTCGATAAAAAGCAATAAGTAACACACACATTATAAAATAAATAAATATAATAGCAATGTATGTCCATTTTGAAAAATAACTATCATTAATACAAATAAGAGAAATGGCATATATTATACATAATAGTCTATAATATAGTGAATTCTTTCTTCTAACTATGGAACTAAAAAAAGTATTATAATTGTTCATTCTATTGATAATTTTTTTTCTAACTTTAAAAAAATAAAGTTGGTAATTACGATCCAAAACAGCAATTTACCTATAGCATATAATATAAATCCTCCCAAAGAAATACTTGTAACTTTACATCCAATATCAATATTAAAAATAAGCCCTCCAATATTAATAAAATGATTGATAATAGTATTGCTATCAAATGTTCCATATTGTATTTCGAACATCGGTATAACTGGATGTGCAACAGGAAATAAAATAAGGCAAACTATAATATATAAGATGGCTAGAGAGATAAGCATATTAGCAAGAGAATATGTGGATAAATATAATAAAGCCATTAAAATATTATGTTTACTAATATAAATACGTATTTTAGTTTTACTAATTGGTGCATCAAGCCATTTAATATCATCAAAAGATTTTTGTAGAGTTTTTTTTAGATATAAAAGAAGATTTAATGATTTTTGGGGTTCTAAGCATTCTATATACATTAAAATTTTATTATGGTTTAAAGAATCATATCCATAATCTTTAAACTCCTTACTATTGATATAATGTTTGATAAATTGTTTTATATCTGTATATAATGAGTATTTGTAATCTTTTAGATTATATTTAATTTTAATTTCAATAATATTAAAAATTATTTGACTTTTTGTCTCATCCCTTTTTTCTCTTCGAAATTTCTCATATAGATTATCTATATATTCCTTATACATCTTATATATTGTTAATTTTTCAAATACAAAAATAGAAAAAACAGGGCTAGACATAAAATTTATCAAAAAATTATTTTATATACGCGCAAATATTTTGCGTAAAAAACAAATACCTTATTCCCCGCCGCCCGATTTTTGCCGCTAACGAAGTGACAAAGCGGTAAAATCGGGCGGCGGGCGGCTGTTACGCTACCCACCTCCCTAAAACGCTGCTACAGCCGATTACAGCCCCTACAAGCGTCCCTCATCCTCATAACTAAAGTATTCCTTATCTCCATAAACGACATGGTCTAAGAGTTTTATATTCATAGTATTTCCTGCATTTTTCAAACATTCAGTCAGGCGGTTATCGTCATTACTGGGTCGGCTGTTTCCTGACGGGTGATTGTGGCAAAGTATCATTGACGTGGCGTTACATTTCAGGGCTTCACGCAAAATAACTCTTATATCTACCTGCGTACTGGTTATGCCTCCTATAGAGATACGTTGTTTTCTTACAACACGGTTAGACTGGTTCAAGTAAATAGCCCAACACTCCTCCACTTCCAAATCTTCCATATAAGGTTTCATCAGGTTATAAATGTCCTCACTATGCCGGATAATTACCTTGCTGCTCCTACGGTCTATGATACGTTTGTAAAGTTCAATCACGGCGAGAGCCATGTCCCTGCGTGCCGGTGTCAAAAGCTGACAAACATCTTCTATTGAAACATTATCGCCACGCAATAACATTTCATTAACTCTTTTACTGGTTTCTCTGTTGTTTGTCAACTGATAAACTACTTCACTGTCTGACAAATGTCTGCACTCACCACAAATTTCGAATAAATCTTTCATAATGTTGGTTATTAAATTGTTATACAAATAAAGTTCTTGCTAAAAACATACCTCCCAAAACCGAAGCTCCCAGCGTTTCAAGATGACAAGCAAAACGAGCGTAAGAATAACCTCGAGTAATTACATCGTCAAAAACTAGAACTTTCTTTCCCTTAAAAAATTCCTTGTCGAAATTGACTATCTGTACATTATTGACATGCTTTCCTGAGTTGCTCTCATGAATTGCCAACCGTTCACCTTCTACCATGATATGGTCGTATGCACTAACTGCACCTGATAACCTTGCAACTTCCTCTGAAAACTGCTTGTAGCGGATTTCATTTTTTTGCTGGCTACTGGCAGGAATGCAAGCAAACACGATGTTACATGTTTCTTCTCCGAACTGCTCACGGATTTTCTTTGCTACCAACTGTGCAGCTGAAACGGCACATTTCCCATCCTTGAATGCCCATACAAAGTTTCTCACCTGCCAATCTCTTGAACTGGCTTTATATTTTGTCGGCAGATAGTCAAAGAAATTGAACATGTACTTTCTGCACTGGTTTAGCATGGATTCGGTAAAGGTTTTCATGGTCTTAAAATTTATTCTGGTGCCGAGCTCGGGAGTTGAGCCTTTTTTTCTGCTCTTCCTGCTCTGAGTTTTTTTTATTCCGTTCGCTGTCGCTACGGTTTGTTTTCGCCTTTTACACCTGCCAGCAAAGGTGTTCCGAAGCGTATAAAGACAAGTTTTCACGAAAAGCATAGCCTTGAATACTACCTGAGTCCTGTGAGGGTGGAGATTTTTTCGGGAACAGCGCCTGAACTTGGCATACGAAGCGGAACATTTACCTTTGCAGGTACAAAAGGCATAAACCGCGGCGACAGTGATACCGATTTAAAGGCGAAGAGCAGATAAAGAAGAGCAGTCAAACAATACATAGCTTTAGCTATACCACTGGTAGGGAGAGCAACGGGGTGGGTGGGCCGCTGCGTGAACGCCATCGCCAGCCAGAAAGACTATCGAGTGTCTTTCTACCCTATAAATTCTGAGAATTTCTCGGGTGCCAGCAGATTGTGTCGCAGTAAATTAGCAAGCAAAAACAGGCTTAAACAGGCGGATTTATTCTGATTTTCCGCTCATCCGATACAAAAACAGCACACAATCAATCGATTACCCCCTCAAAATACCGCATTTCATGCGGACGTCGGTTTTCCGACCCCCCACCGCCCTACGCATTAGTTAACAACCATTAACAGATTTAATGCGGAATATGTAGCAATACACCTCCCTACATGCACGGTATACGCCAACTCGCACATAAAAAAAATAGCCCCGACAACCATTTGCACGGTCATCAGGGCTTACCCAAAGAATAAAACTAATTAGATTAATAAAAACTACATAGAGGATGTCACAAACATATCAAATGTCATCTGAGGGAAGCGCTCACAACCGATACACAACGTATCGAAAGCATCCGAACCGTCGGTTCTAGCCTGAAGCTGGTCTTCTTCTGTTTCTGCCAGCTTTTCACCTCGCTTGTCTTTACCACCATTATACACACCAGCTGTCTGGACAGAAATAAGCAGATCTTCGTTGTTCTGTTCGTTAAAGAGAGGGATGAGCTTTGCCTTCCCCGCAAACATACGATTGATGAGCAGCCACTTCTCGATGTGCTTCATCGGGTTACCGATATAGACAGAACGCACCTCCCAACCTCTATCCTTGAAAGCACGCTCGACGACGTAATGAAAGTCTTCGTCATTGACTGCATAGTTTGAGCCCAGAGCCGTACTGTCGTAATAGAATATCACTTCCTTGCGTCGCTGGTGCCGGTAATACTTGCAGAAGTCATCAATCAAAGCTTCGAGCTTACGTTCATACTTTACCCAAAAGGATTTTAGAACCTTCAGTTTATTTCTATCAGGCTGCCCGGCTACCAACCAGTTGATGTTTGCATTAAAGTCAAATGCTATGCAGATAGGTTTATCCCTATCGAGATCAGCATCCATCAGACAGGAAGGCTCCTTGATTTTGTCGAACTGATATTCCAGACTGTCCAGGTAACTAAAGTCTGTAGCGTTGTACTTGTGTCCTTCTGTCATGCTGGAATAAAACCCGTCCTTGCTGATGCCGATACGCCTACACAGGATAGCTGTTTGAAAGGTAAGCGGAGGAAGGTCACGCTTCATCTGATTAATGAATGCTTCGCCCAGCAACTGCATATTCTCGATTGTGGAAAACTCACGATATAAAACGGCAACAGAACCCATCCGGCATACATCACGGTTCAGGGTGCGCAGATAGTCTTTCAGATACAAAGGTACAGATTCAGATTTAGCCTGAAGGTCACGGATTCGTTTCTTTGTTCGCCAAATTTCATGCACTGTCGCCTGGATGACTTCAATCAGTTCCGGATCGCATTTCTTTTCATAGTCCAGGAACCAAGAACCTTTCTTTGTCACCGGCATATCGGAAGTAATCAGCATGCCGTGATGAAAGTAGTGATGACCGAAGTATTGTTTGTTACCTCGGTTCGCTGGAAGGGTTTCGTCTTTCAGCTGCTCGAAGTCGATGTACTTCGCTTCGTCGATATCGAGGTAGTCAAGAGAAAAAGAATTGGATGTTCCGGAACGGTCCTGACTGATAATGTAGCCGATGGATCCGTTATAAAATGAAATTACATTCTCCCAGTTGTCTGGCTGGAAGATAGGCTCACCCCACCCCCACGACTTCGGCGGCTTCTTGCCGATTGTCCAGTGGACATCACGCTTGAATCCCCATCGCTGCCAGTGGATCAGCATGGACGGGATGGTATTGGTGAGGGCACGTTTACAGTTGGCCGCCACAAAGCCAGTGATGCTTCCGGGCATACGCTGCATGTTACGCAAGTTGATTGCGGCATGAATCGGACCTTTACCCCAACCACGCCCAGCACAAAGAACTATATCTTTAGCAGGAGTGTAAAGAACCTGCTGCTGGGTTTCGTGAAAATATTCTCTCATGGTTTCGGTTCCTCCTGTAACTTTTTAGGATTGAAGATGTCGTCTTCGTTGAAGTCAGCATCCTCGAACTGGATGTCCTGAACATCATCGTTCATATACTGCTTGATCTTATCTGCAATACGCTGCCTGATGTTGGGTATGGGTTTGATACCCAAAATTGTCGGATCGCTGTCAGGTTGGAACGGCTGAATCACAATCTTGTCGTAACCCATATCTTTGGCATCCTCTTTGTCGAGTTGCATATATTTGGCGTAATAGTTGTCACAGGCAGCCATTGCCCTGGCATCCTTCATACGTTTAGCCATCTCATAGCTTTCTTCGTTTCGTTGAATAAAACGATAGCGGTGATAATCTTTTGTAGCTTTGTTAAGATCTCCCAACAGATACTTGATAATACGTATATCCTCATAAGCTGCCGACTTCTGAATCTGGTATCGTTTCTGAAGCTCCAATACGATTTCCTGCTCCCGTATACGTGGGTACTGAAGCCAGTAATTATACATATCCCGAAGCCGGAGCAGGCGTTGCTGAATGACTTCGGGTATGTTACGCTCTTTCATCTCGTCAACCGAGGCAAAAAGATTTTCTTTTGCAATATCAATAGTCGCAGGTAATGGCATAGTTATAAATCTTCGTCAGAATCCATGTCACGGATGTAGGAACCCACAAGCTGCACCGCCAGCGGACTTCCGGCTTCGGCCAGCTCCAGCTCGTTTTGCCGGATCTGCAATGCCCGTTCAGCTTTACCTTTGCGGTAGGCTATGCTGGCCGGATGGGACTTGTCGGAAATGATTTCTCGCAGACGGCGTTCGTCTACATCCATCAGAACTGCAATGTCTGATACTGGGGTGAGCATCGTGGCAAGTTTCTTGATTCTGTCAATCTGTGCTGAAGTGAATTCCATTAAGGTGTATGCTACGGGTATTAATAATTTCGGAAAACTGGTCTCGTAAGGTAAGGAAGATGTCAGGTTGCGTCGTAACCATCGCACATTCGGTCCGGTTTCCCCGTGTCTGGTTCTGACTGGTAACAACTGTAACCATCCAACGGTCATTCTCGATAAGCAGCACCTTGGAATGATTTTCCGTAAGGTACACATCATCAAACACGGAAGACATAAAAGTGTACAAGTTTACAGTTTTCTTGGCTGCTTTCAGATCGGCCAGCAGGACGGAATGAATAATCATCTTTCGTTTGCGTAGTGAAAATAACCTGCGCAAAAACTCTTCGGACGTAGAAAAGGTCGATACATAGACCTTAGCCGGTCCGGTTTGTGACAGGATGTATTCGAGTACATCAAAAAGCTGAAGCCGGTTATCCAGGTACGCCTGTAACGGCACATCGGATAACGGCTTCAGCAATCGGTTTACATGTTTCATGCTTTTAACCCTAATTCACGTAAGGCATTTACCTGGTCTTCCCCTACGTTATTTCCGGTGGAGATAAGGAAGTCGTATCTCTGCTGTACTTTAGCCAACAGCCTTTCATATTTCTCCTGATCTCCGGATTCTTTCAGCTCTGCCAGTTTCTTTTTGTTGTCTGACAGATAACCGCGGGCTGCACTGACTTTTTTGGCCATTTCAGCGGGGTCTTCAGGTGATTCACCCTCTGCACCGCCGGCACCCTGATTGTTAGGATTGAAATGGTCGTACTTGCTCATGTTATCCCGATATCTGGCATCCAGCTCTTCCAGTTGCTTCAGGTATTCGTACCTGTCGCATGGAAGAGCATCCTTCATGGTTTTCAATGTTTCAAAAGTCTGCTTCAGGCGGAAGTAGATATCCTTATTGTTCTCCCAGAGCTGGCGGATCTCTTCGGGCAATGAATCGTGATCCACACGTTTACCCTTTGCGATGGTGGCGTCTTGAGGTGTGTCGTCGTCGGAACTGATTACAGGCTGGAAAGTGGCCAGCGTTTCAGCTACGGCCGGAACCAGCTCTTTGTCCATCTTAACCACGTCCTGAATCGTTTTTCGGTCCAGGCGGATGGTCAGGTGTTTTTTCAGCTCATATTCAATCTTGCTCGCAAACTTCTGTGGGTTACGGGAAATATTCTGATAAAGGTAGCGGTTGCGAGTCAATTTAAGTACCATTTCCGCACCCTTCATCAGGTCACGCTGAGCCGGCTCCGTATTGAGCCAGCCTTGCATATCTATGGTTAACTGTTCATCTATGTACATAACTGTAGTATCCTTTTAATTAACCACCCGGCAGAATTGCGCTGCCATCTGCTCCGGATATTTCACCGTCTTCTGTTTCGATTTTACCCGTATAGAACGGTGACGGACAAACATCCGTACATTGTGCCTCAAGTGTTGTCCCTGCTGTGCCGGTATCTCCTTCTCCTGAAGTCTGGGAAATAGTGACTGAAGGATCAAACGCTTCTGAACCAATTACGCGGAACTTACCATTCTTCTGCTGGCAAAGGAATATTAATTCATCAATATTTGCCTGACGACAAAATCCTGATGCTTCTTCATCGGTTCCAGCATGAACCAATGTAGCTTTATTCAGAAAAGTCTTGGAAGGCATTTCACCTTGTGACTCTGCACTAATAGATGATTTTGTGGTCAGTAGTTCAATATACTGCCATTTCTTATCAGCTGCCAGAACAAAGTCGCCTTCGTATGTCGCTAATGCAGCCATACTCTCTGCACCTTCAATAGCCGGAAGTGCCGGCCATTTTTCAATCCAGCTCTTCGGGATAAAATATACTTTACGTCTGATGCCTGGTGTAGATGTCTGACCTGGACACCAGGAAAGAGATTCATACATCCCCTTACTAGTACAATCTACTGCCATAATTTAACCTCCTATACCAGCGACAACCGAAGTCGTACCATCGATGGTACCAACCAGCAGGCGCTCTTTAGAAATAGATTCGAACTCTGTACCGAAGTACATTGTAGCAATGTAATCAAGTTTGAAAGCGTGATGCTTTTCTACCGTAATATTTTCAGCATCGGCACCATTTCCGAAACCTACAAGCATATTGCTCCTGGTAGTCAGATGAATAAATGGTGAACCTGCTTTATTAGCCAGGGGAACCAATTCGCAACGACCATTAGATCCTTCAAGCACAGTCTTTTCGAAGCTAGTATTGTAAGGAACGTGCCCCACTGTAGCCTGGTAATCATCTACGTAATTGTCGTATACGTCCTGAGGTATAAACAATTTAGTCTGAGTTTCCCGCAAAACCGGATCAGCTGCACGGTAGAACGATTTCAATACATCTACGGCATTGTCTTTGCTAATTGCTTCGATGGTGAACATATTACCCAAATCAGTAGAGATTTTAGCTGCATCTTTTTCTGTTTTGGTAATGGTATCAAAACCATTGAAAAGTTCTTTGGTCTTGGTACCGCTATCGTTACGTTTCGCATTCCAAATAGAAGCATTCAGGTTAGCACCCATTTTTGCAGTCAGGAATGCCAAAACCTGACGGGCAATATCTACATTTTTCAGAGCCTCGCCTTTCGTAATCAGGTTGCCGTATACAGTCTGCCATACTGAGTTGGGAGAAAATTTCTTTACTACGCTACCGAGGAAAGTTTCCAATGTACGTGGATTGATACCTACGCCATCAGTATCTTCACGTCCTTCGTCATAAGGTCCCAGCTCAATATCACCCGATAGTTCACCAACCACTTCTTTACCGCGAACACCCGGTCTCTGCGTCATGTGCTGTAATGTTGTACCTAATGCCAGAACCGGCATCATCAGTAATTCCTTTCGATAACGAACAGCCGACTTGGCCAGCTGCTCATCCGTAATTTTTACGTGTCCTGTTGTGTCTGCCATCTTATAACAAGTCTTTTACGTCGTTGAACATTTCTTGTGCTGTGTTGAGTTTTGTAATGTCGTCATCCTCTCCTTCATCACCATTGATGTGTGTGGTTTCCTCACCATCATTTTTTTGCAGGTTCTCATTCTGCTTCTTCAGATCGGAAATCTGATTGTCTTTATCAGAAGATTCCTGCTCCAGATTGGTGATGTGGTCATTGAGGGCCTTGACCTGATCTTCGGTAAGCGTCACCTTACCATCTTTGTCAACTTCCATACCCTCTATTTTCAAGATGGAATTGACTTTCTGATAATCCTTTTTCATTTGTTTCAGTGAATGATTGAGTGATTTATTTTGTGTCTGTGCAACTTCCGGCTGGTGTCCTTTAAAGAACTTATTGATGAAGTTATTGAACCAACTGGGTGCTACTTCTTCTTCAGGAACTTTGTTCTTGTCTTCCATTGCTGGCAAAGCTGGGAGTTGGTACATATTAAAACGGGCCTTCATAGAATCATCAAAATTTAATTTAGTGCCTTCTTCTATAATTTCATCAATAAAACCATATTCAAGTGCTTCCTGAGCTGTAAGCCATCTACCTTCTTTCAGGATTGGAAGAATTTCATCTACCTTTTTCTTACATTTAGCAGCATAAAGATTGGCCAGTACCAAATCCATCTTGTCATTCTCCAGCTTGTTTGCCTTCAGGTCATCAATGAGCTGCTGAATCTGGTCGGCATTGTAACTACCCCAGGCATCAATCCAGTTAGATACTTTATGTATAAGATAGAAAGCATATTTAGACATACAGGTCTTTTTCGCCCCTGTTGCCAAAATAGTAGCTGCACTCGCCACATAGCCGAAAAGATAGCATGTTACATTGCCATGATCCTTAAACTGCTGTCGAATATCGAGGGCATCATCTACAGCTCCACCAAGCGATGATACACGCACATTGACAGGCTTATTCTTGAAGCCTGACATCTGACTGCGGATATAGTTTTTTGAATATCCCCATGGGCCGATATGCGAATCAATACTAAGGTTATATTCCATATTGTCAAAAATTTGTATACGCAATATTATACCTTATATAGATTGTATAAAAAGACCTTAATCTAATATGGAAAGCATCGGAATGGTAGAAGTCAGGGTAACAGTAACTGTTGCACCAGACTTTCCGCTGGCAGCTGACGGAAAACTCTCTTCGTTCTGAATAACCGGGTAAGGTTTGTCTGCGCATCCTATCAAGAACTGGGAGCCACTGACAGTAGTCACACGGAAACAGAACTTTTTAGCACCCGGTAGCAGCTTCTCCTTCCGAAACATAGTAAGTTTAGTGGTAAAAATGCGCTGTTTGTTCTCTATTTTATCAGAAATCTCAACAGAACTCAATCCGATGGTATCGATCTGGCTGAATTGCTGGTAAACATTCAGCCAGACTCCTCGCTCAGCTATGATGTCTGAATGCTGAAGATGATATGCTTCGATAATTTCTACCCGGCAAATGTTTTTAAGAAGATGAATCATATTTCTTAGTAATTTTATCAGTGTTCGGTGTTGTACGGTGTTGTTTAAAATCCTCTCACTCATCCGTGCGATTTCGGGTTAAAGAACCTAAAAAGATACCTTTTCTATTATAGGAATCCCTCATTCGGTAATATTTCTGACGGACAGTTTCGGAGTAGTCATCATCAATACCATGCATCTCACACCAAGCTGCAATGGTCTTATTCAGTCCACAATTCCGCCGAGTCAGATCGCTTATTTCGTTCCAAAGATTGGCACGAAACAAGTCCTCAATTGTTTCTTTTACGGCAGCTTTAGCTTTTTTGCCCAGATAATTGTAATACTGCGGAGGTTTAGCTTTGCTGTCGGGTATACAGATAGCAGTAAGTCCATCGGCTGCCAGTTCCGGATGAATATCGTCCGGACGTTTGCGAAGGAATCGTCGAATCACAGCATTTTCATTACTTTGTGCCGGAAAAACAACCGGATCACCTAAAGCATGTATAAGCCATTGACGAAGATATGGCTCCAAACGGATATAGAAAACAATGTTACTCATGGGAAAAGTATTATTTACATTTGATTTCAAGTATATATATCAAAAATAAGGCTTTTAGCCCTAGAATCCAAAAGAAATTTCCCAGCTATGACACATATTTTGCCTTCTACACCTTCTACACTTTCTACAACGCAAAATAAGCACTGATAATCAATTATTTATGAGATTTTTAAATTTCTACAAGTGTAGAAATATTGTAGAATATGAAGCATTTTGTAGAAGGTTTTATGTTTTTCTTCAATTTGTAGAAAAATGTAGAAAGATTGTAGAAGGTATGTAGAATATATAAATATCTCTTTTTCAACATTGTAGAAAGTGTAGAAAGTGTAGAAGAGGTTTTCGCCTCATGGGAAGACACTGAAAAGTTCAAGGGAGGGATATAAAAATAAAAAAGGCAACCACTTCACAGCGGCTGCCTTTACACTCTCAGACAATCTATTATAGTAATAATGCTCATTCATTTTCCAAGTCATCGCTTTCCTGACCTTCTACCTCAACTTCAAGGTTAATGTTATACGTTTCACGTATCATGCGATAATCAAAGCAAAGGGCTACATCCGGAGTAGAAGTTTTCTTATAGGAAAGACCTCCGGTCGGGGTCGTTTCTACCTTCTGGACTTCTACACCTCGCTGGATATTCTTAAAGCGGACAGAGTTCTTCTTGCCCATGTATTCCTTGGAGTTCTCCAGATAATATATCAACGAACCTTCGGGAAGCACTGAATCACCCACCTGTTTGCCGAACTTCTTATACAACATGAAGATACGGTTTTTACGCATCATAAGGATAGCCTTTGGTTCCTGATATTGCTGTTCAATCTTTACCAGGCTACTTTTGAAGCGACTCAGGTATTCTATACGGTAATCTCCCTCGATGAAGATTTCGCCATCCTGTTGCAGATAAGATACGACATTCCAGAAATTAGCCAGTTCATTGTTACTCTTGCATTCAGCATTCTGTCGCAGAATGCCATCTACCGTCACCTGCCGGATATCCGGATAAGAAAACGGAATATCCAGTACCCCCTCGAGCGTACGGAACGCGGCCAGTGGTATAATCCAGTTACGAAGGATTCGATCTTCCACCTTTTCGGCACCCAAGGCTTCCAATACGTCGGACAGACAAGTATGATAATTGCTGACGAACTGTTGCTCCATACGGGCACGGTGACGAAGAATCTGAAGTGTCAGGTGGGTAAGCCCCCGTTTGCGAATCTCTACAAGTTCGTTGTAGCGACGTTTCTCTTCTTCTGTAAATTCCGATTTAGCAAAGGTCAGAAACACCAAACGGCTGAACAGAGCGATGTCGGCAGTTGCCATTTCTTGTCCGGAAAGAATCACTCCAGAGTCTACGGCGGTTATCTCACGTTTCTTATCGCGATCCATGTTCATACGTGACCGGCCAGCACCGTCCCAAAGTCCTTTGAGGTATTCGCGCTTATCGATATCAATATTATTCTTGAATTCATCGATATGTACCAGGGCGTTGGCACATTGTGCTACCAGGTCGGCCAGTGCCGGAATGGTTGCATTCTGTATATTGGGCGGGATATTCTCGATAATAAACAATGACATCAAGCTATGTCCGAGTTCAGACTTACCGGAACCCTTTGGACCAAATAAGTTTAATATAGGAAAGCTTTTGGTATATCCGGTGATAATGTCACGAAATAAAGTAGCCAGCAGGAAACAGATTCCTACCTTGGCATTGTCACCAAATACTCCAACCAGTTTAGAAAAGTACTCCTTCAGACTGATGGAAGAATAGTTAAGATGGACAAACCTCCGTTCGAACTGGAACAATTTGTCATCATCACGGTAAATCAGACTGCTTGCCGGAAGATAAAAGTTTCCTTTTTCACCCAGACGAACGATTCCATATTCGTCAACCGGATGCCATTCTGTATCAAATACGCCGTTACCGAAGGCATAAAACCCTTTACGCTGCCATCCCAACTGAGTGATTTCGGTAGCAGTTTCGGTCTGCTCATAGAGATACATCTTCAGACGTGTCATTTCTTTTTCACTGGCCAGCCAGATATAATTACCCAGTCCCTCGACCTTCTGCTTGAATTTGGAAAGCGATACCAAATCCTCCTGTTTCATCTCCACAATTTCCTCCTGACGACTTTGGTTCTTAATACGGTACAGACGTTTGGGCATCATGGAATCTTTAATGTGGAACATGGGCAACATGATGAAGTTAGACCACTGGAACTCTTTGCCCTCATTGGTAGAGTAGTAACAGTTGTTGGATTCAAAGAAACCATATTTGGCCAACAGATCCCTATTGATAACCTGTGATTTCCCGGCTTTGGATTCATTTATCTTTTTCTTTTCCCGGTTGATAGCCATCGACCAAAGGTTCTTATTGTTGTATGTATCTCTCAGTTTAGCCAGATACATGGCTTCTTTGACTTCATCACCTACCAGGGCCACGAGTTTAGCAATCTGACTTACCGCTGCGCTCTTGTCTTCAGTTGTGCCATCTTTGTTGAACGCATATCCAGCATACCAGGTAATGAAGTCCTGTTCCTCTAATTGGTTAAAACGACTGATATTAGTACAATATGAATCCGGATCATTCTTCAGATTACCTTCACCCAGCGGAATCTCACGTACAGAAACAGAAAAACCGCACTCCATAGCCATCACACCACTTTTTATCACAGCAGCTATGCCGGTACCATAAGGTTCATTCACCGGTTTAGGATCGGCATCAGGAAGAAAACACAGTGTCGTAGCATACCGTTTCAACTGTTCGAATTGTCCTTTAGTCCAGGCAGAACCCAATGAGGCAATGGTATTGTTAACTCCAATGGATTGCAAGCGCATAACATCAGGCGCCCCCTCCACACAATAGAATTTCTCTTCTTTAGCTGCCTGACGAATAGCGTTATCTATGCCAAAAATGCTGTTTCCTTTATGATACAAGTCACTTTCACAGGAATTCAGGTATTTAGGCGTACCATCCACTTCGCTCATGTCACGGGCCGTCCATCCGATAATGTTCCGGAAGCGGTCGCGGATTGGGATCATGATGCGGTCACGGTAGAAATCATAGTATCCCCCGTTTTTCTTCTTACGGATAAGTCCCATTTCCTCCATCAATTCCAGTGACAACCCTTTGGCAGCTGCCATGTCTGACAACTGAGACCAATCCGCCAAGGCATATCCGATACCCATTTCGACCGGGAATGATTCTCCCCAACGCAGTCGGATCTTGGCACGGGCTGCATCTGCCTCCGGACGGGACAGGTTCTGCAGGAATATCTCAGCAGCAAACAAATTGATGATCTGCATAGACTCGCGTTTCTTCTGACGACGTATTTCGTCAGCTGAAGGTTTCTCCTGCTCATCGTCGATGTGTATCCCGTATTTGTCAGCCAGCCAAAGACAAGCCTCGCGGAAATTCATGTGATTGTACTTTTGCACAAACTTAATGACATTACCACCTTCTTTACAGGCACCGAAGCAATACCAAGTACCCCGTCCAGGATCCACCATAAAAGAAGGAGTATCTTCTGAATGGAACGGACAGCAAGCCTTGTACCTAATACCAGCACGCTTCAGTTCTACAAAGCCGGATATCACGTCCACTATGTCTGCACGGTCGAGAATTTTTTCAATATCACTATTAGATATCATGTCTTAGAGAGTTTAGATACGACGAATATCGGTGATTTGTCGTGTAAATAAAAACTGAATACTAATTTGGAAAAGTGATGTCATACTGACGTAACCGAGAATTGCTATTTATGGAATAGCAGCGTCCGAACCCGTCCCATCGCACTCTCCTATGAGCTGATACATTTCTTTTGGCACCGTTTATAAGTTCACGTTTAAGCACTGGTACCGTACCAGTGATTTTGCGGACTTCCCGGGATCTCTCGGTATAGAACACATGTTCAAAGGTATAACCGGGATTACAGACCTCCCATTCATGCATTTTATGTAGTTTATTCATAGTTCATTTTCAAGTTCTAGAGTTTTATCAATTATTTCGCCAGTCATAAAGTCCAGAATGAAGATCTGTTCATTTTGGGAATAGGACTTCAGATGTTCATAAATGAACGTCAATTCTGCCCTGGCAATCTCTTTTAAATCTTCTCCATGGGGAGAGAGATAACCAATACCAGCTATTGCAACTTGTATTTCCGGATTGCGATTTTTATTACTCAGTTCTTGCATCATGTGTCGTTTATAGTTATACATGGCTATACGTTTTATTATACCAGGAAGCTATCTCTCGGGTATTGTCCACTTTCAACCTGAACTTAATCTGTTGTATCAGGTTGTGTACGGTATGGATGGAAATATATAGTAAATCGGCTATTTCCTGGTTACTGTATCCTTCAGCCAGTAATTCTGCAATCTCCAGTTGTCTCCCCTTAATAATAGAAGTACGCTGCGGCATACAGATAATGCCTTCGTGCCGGCAATCTCCACTACCTCTCAGTGGACAGTGTACCTGTTCTATATTTACATTGCCATATTGATCCAAATCCCATTTGAGTGTATCCGATTCACCACAGTTACAGCGGAGAAAACGACTAGCCATCAGATAGCGATAATATCGCGTGTTTTTCTGTGAACGGATATAACATTGCTCCAGGGCTTTGTACGCATCCGCATAACAATCATGTACGGTAGTCAGCACTTCTTCAATAATGTCTACTGTATTTTCAGTTAATATACAGTGCTGGCTATCCTGACAATATCCTATATTGCCTTCAGGCGTATTATAGAATTCAATCCGTGTCTGCATGCTTATCCTCCCTAATTATTCTTTCAATAGCTTCACGCTCCAATTTAGACCAACTTCCTTTACGCATTTTTGTCATAAAAGTGGGATAAGAAAATCCACATGTTTCAATAACCTTTTTGATAAACTCGGATTTCTGTTTGATTCCGAGTGATGAATAATAGTCAGATATAATCATATATATTACTTTTTAGAGGTTTGTCTTTATTGCAATCGTATTTATTATTAAATTTATAGTGCAAATGTATAGAAATAAAACCATAAAGTATATTATAATATACCCTTAAATTAATATTGGTATATTAATTTATACCTATTATAAATTAAGTATATATGTTTAAAGGACAGATTATAAATGATTTAATAGACAAAAAAAGAGCTAAAAAAGTAGATGTATATACTTATGCAGGTATAACAAAAGCTACTTTAGATAATATAATTAAAGGAATAAGTATACCCAATTGTACTACAATTGAAAAAATTGCAGATTTCTTTGATGTATCAATAGATGAGTTCTTTGAACGAGAAAAACCTCATTTGAATATCGGGCATACAGTAAATGGAAATGGTAATAATGTGACAGGTAATATCCAACTACATGAATGCCAAAAAGAAATAGAGCATCTAAAAGAATTACTTAATGAAAAAGAACGCTTAATTCAAGTTTTAATGAAACGATAATGTATAATGGACAAATAATTAAACAATTATTGGCGGAGAAGAATATCCATAATAAGGAACTTTTAAGTTACCTTGGAACAGAAGCCAATTCTTCCCTCAGTCAAATTGTAAATGGAAATCCCACAGTTAAACGTCTTGAGAAAGTAGCAGACTTTTTCGGGGTATCAATGGATTTGTTTTTTGAACGAGAAAAACCTTTCAAAGCCTGTCCATCTACTCATGGGAATAATGAGCAACGATACAAAGAAAAAATTGAACTACTGGAACGCCTCATTGAAGAGAAAGATAAAAGAATTTGTCTTTTAGAACAAATGAATCAATTGATTAACTCCGCTGAGAATCAGACAAATTTGGGACCAAGAAAATAGAATAATAACACAATCGAAAACGTAGCAGCTTGAATATCAGAATTGGGAAAGAAGGACAAAGTTTCTGTAGAGTTCGAGCCTCTCTTCCCGTGCAGAGATAAAAAGCTGCAACTCAAAAAGTTGCAGCTTTTGTTCGTTTATAGGCCGGACAAATATCGGACAACCCATTTTCATGATGTCAAACCGTACTGCGTTTTCGAACTCAACAAAATGCAACAAAGGATCACAAGCAATAAAAACGCGCTATACCCCTAGAAGATTAATTCAGCTATTCAAAAAAAACATTTCTGATTTTTTCTGATTCAATTACACGAGCAATCGATCATATAGAAAACTAAATACACAATTTATCCCCAAAGGAAATTACGACTTTTTCTAAACAATTTAGATCGATTATCATAAAAAAAGTCCCATAGAATAAATTCTACGGGACTATATTCAATCAACCTAGCGGAGAGACAGGGATTCGAACCCCGGGTACCTCGCGGTACAACGGTTTTCAAGACCGCCGCAATCGACCACTCTGCCACCTCTCCAAAACTC